CCTTGTGCATGATCATTCACCATTTTAGTAATCGTTTTTCTTTTTACCAATATTATATTTAGCAATCAATTCCCACTCATCCTTTTCTTTAAAAGCAATGATTTTGATTTGGTGAATTGGTGCCATGTTATGTTCTACTATATCATAGTTGATAATCTTTAACAAGCCCCACTCTTCCAATAGATTAGCAATAGCATTACGTCTTTGGATATCATTTTCGGTAATCGTAGATGGTTTACCGTCTAATGCAAATAGTTCTTTAAAATGTGTGATGTAATACTTACCCTGCTTATGCAGGATATGGCAAGACTGATACAATACCTTTTCTTTCCTAGAAGAAACACCAATCCGTGTTAGCGTTTCCCTGACCTTCAAGAAGTCATCCTGCTCCACCAGAGTGACTTCAACAAATTTCGATAAATCAACCATATCATTTTCCTAACCCACCCGTTAAGGTCTGTTCTTTTAATTGTTGGATTTGTTCTTTGGTTAGTAGGCGCAAGGCTTCAAGTGCCTTGGTATCGGAGAATCCATAGACCAGCTTCACACATTCTATATCATCATTTTCTTCCGACTTTTCCCACTTCGCATAGGGTCTTTTCATAGACCTAATGGTATTTAGCAAAAAGTCATTCTGTAACTTCCTGTCTAAATGGGGACGCTGATTCATCTGATTTACAAAAGATACACAATCTCTATAAAATGATAACCCTTTGTTCACCAAGAAAGGTTTATAACTTTTCTCTGTAATTTCATCCACAATCAGATTCTTCTTACCCTGAAGAATATCCTTAACATAATCAAACGGGTTGCTCATTTCTTTTTCCTTTTCTTAAATCTCCTATGATACTCCAGCAATTTTTTAATACCTTCTTCATTATCTCCAAGCAATCCAAATGCAACGTTACATGCATTACAAAGCCATCCACGAAAGACAAGTGTTTCTGGATCGTGATCCATTGACAAACTAACTTTCCTTCTGCCAGCTTGATCTACTGGTGGCTTGCCACAACAATCACACACCTCTGTTTTTGGTGGTGCGGTCTTTCGTATGTGATTCGTTTGCTTTGAACGCTCTTTAATGCATGACCTGCATCTGGTATCATATCCATCGTAACACCCCTTGTGTTTAGGGAACTCGAACAAAGGTTTTTCGGTGCTACAGTATGAACATGTTTTTGAAAGTACTTTCTCTTCCCCAAAAAGGTTTCGTACTTTCAAATAAATTCCCCATTCGCCATGATCTCAGTCAGACATGCAACCAGATTGATTTCACGATCAGCAACGAATGCTTGTTTATACTGATAGTCTGCAAGAATTACTACGATCTGTGGGATGCATTGTGGTTTCAAAAACTCATACATGCCATCATAAAGCTTACGATAAATTGTTGTATGATCACCATCAGATGTTGCTGCCCACTTACGCATGGCTGTGAAGTCTTTAGTCTTCAGGTACTTAACCACATCGGCAATCGACACATCAGCAATCTGAGATAGAAGACCTACATCAATCTTACCTAACTTGGCATATCGTTGTAGTTCATTGATGACACGACGAAAATCTGGAAAGTGTTTCTTGATAAGTTCAGCAACAACCTTCTTATCATATTCAGTTTTCTCTGAGTCTAAGACATGCTCGATTCGTTTGAAAAAACCAGATGCCATCTGTGTCTTCTCTTCAGCCTTGAGATTAAAATCTACAACGGCACAACGCGAATGTAATGGTTCAATAATCTTTGCTTTGTAGTTACATGTGAAGATGAATGAACAGTTGTTTGCAAACTCTTCAATGGCATTACGAAGAATAGCTTGTGCATTAGCGGTCAGGTAATCAGCTTCATCAATGATAATAACTTTTCTGCCACCAAAGAATGCTAATGAAGATGCGTAGTTCTTTACCTTGACACGAATTGTATCAACACCATTCTCATCAGAACCATTTATTATCATAAAGTCGCAGCCGACTTCGTTGCACATTGCCTTGGCGATTGTTGTCTTTCCTACTCCCGCCCCACCAGATAACAGGAGATTGGGTATCTCTTTTTGGTTCACGAATTCCTGAAATACCTTCTTTAGTCTGTCTGGAAGAATGCAATCCTCCACTTTCGTTGGACGATACTTTTCTGTCCACAAGAGATGTTCCATGAGAACCTTTCACATAAATCATATTAATTAAAAAACTCTTCAAGAGTTGTTTGGTTGTTCTCTTCTTCGATTATCTTTTCTTCAGCCGTAATTCTTTCTTGCTGAAGTGCTTGATAATCACTGTTGAGTTCACAACCCAAATACTGCCTACGATTCTTGATAGCAACTGCTGCGGTGGTGCCTGAACCCATGAACGGGTCTAGCACTATATCACCTTCACGTGAACCTGCTAATACACATGGTTCAATTAGTTCCTGTGGATAGACTGCAAAGTGTGCGCCCTTGTATGGTTTGGTATTGACTGTCCACACACTACGTTTGTTAGCTTTGGTGTAGTCATTCTTTTTTAAACCACCCATCTTTGTACGACCTGGTGTGTTATTCAATCGAGTTTCATCACGATTGCGATCTGTGTTGTCTGTGCTGGTGGCATCATACTTAATTGCTTCATTGTCGTAGTAATAGTTCTTCGATTTTGAAAGCAAGAAAATATATTCATGCGCTTTGGTGCAACGATCACGAACTGATTCGGGCATGGGGTTTGGTTTATGCCAGATAATATCTTGACGTAGATACCAACCATCAGCACGAAGTGCAAATGCAAGCATCCAAGGAATACCAATCAAGTCTTTCTCTTTCAGACCTTCAAGTTTCAATCCTCTTTTGTGACAATTTTCAACCTCTGAAAACTTTTGACCTGCAATAGATTGTTTTCCTTGGCGTTGTCCAACACCTGGTCGGTAGTTGTAATAGCTGTCACCAATGTTAACCCATATCACACCGTCATCAGCAAGAAGTTCTCGAACATGTCGAAACACATCTACCAAATTCTCAATGAATTCTTCGGGTGATTCTTCAAGACCTATCTGACCTGAGTGACCATAATCACGAAGACCATAGTACGGTGGACTTGTGATGCAGGTTTGTACCTTGACACCTTCCGTTGCCCACCGTGCCATAGTTTCACGGCAATCTCCAAACTCAATTTTGTTCATAATATAAAAGTAAAAGATTAATCTTTTTGGTTCAGTGTATTGACTACTTCAAGGTAGGATTCTTTAACATGCCAATCAGTACCATTGACACCAAAGATAACTGTACGCATCTGTAGTTTAGCATTCTCATCTGGTGTGATCAGTTCAAACACTGATGCTACGATGTCTGAGTTGATAGCAATCGATTCACCCTCGAATGCCGACGATGCATTTGTAAACATTTTCATTGCCATAATTAAGCCTTTTCAAATTTAGAACCAGCTTCAGTTGCAACCCAATACTGAATGTTGGAAGTTTTATGTTTAAAATGTGAGATTCCTTTGGAAGAAATCTTGACCTCATATCCACCAGAAAGCATCTTAAAGTTTTCGGTTTTAAATATCATGCGATACTTATCACCATTACCTTCAGTGATCTGTAGGGAATCAGTGTGTTTTGAATCATCTGCCAAGTCTAATGTCGATACGAAAATCTGACCGCCATCAGATTCAACAACGATGTGTGGTGTTGATAGAACGTTTGCTGCTCTCATGATCCAATCAAAATCTTCTGCTGATATTTCAAATGCAATTTCAGGATCAGGAACTGCCAATTGTTTTTCGGGTGGAACGGTAATCATACTAGGCGCACAGAAACGATACTTGATCTTACTGCGACCTTTCATACCAGAGATAAGAACATTGTTGTCTTGGAAGTCTAGGTTAGTATCATCTTTATGTAAAGATATAACAGTAAGAAAATTATTCAGATCGAATACACCAAAGTCTGTTGGAATTTCTTCTGTGATTGTTGCTTCTGCCATCACATTCTTTTGGTTAGATACTGTACGAAGTGTCTTACCTTTTTTAAAGAATATGCCTTGATTGATTGAAGCAAAATTCTTCAATACAGTTAACGTGTCGTTGGACAGTTTCATAAATTACTCCATGATTAAAATTATTTTTCACTTGCTGAATACACTATATCATGTTCATATAAAAACATCAAGCAACACAGTGCATGTGCTAAGTGATGTCTACCGGATTCGGGATCAATTGTTTCACCTTCTTTGAATGCCCACATGTGTCTTTGGGCTGCATCAAAATATCGGTTGAGTGAATCCGGAACATGTTTCCAATTATCTGGTTCGTATTTTTCGGCACCGAAAGTCAGAACATCAGCAGTCGCTTTGAGTGCTAATGGTGGTAAAAGACCATATCGAATTTTACCACCATCAAATTTACGACCACCTTCTGTTGCTGTTTGGGATGCCTTGATAGCATCCTTATCCATTACAGCCTACCAGTATACTGAGCAACCGCTGGCATGTTACCAGTGAATGCGTAG